GTGCAAGGCTCCGAGCGCTGGAGCCGACTGACGGTGGCGGCTCGTGGGCATCGGAATGACCTTGCACGGTTCCTCGAGTTGCGCATGAAGCTCGCTGGTGTTAAGGGAATCAGCGACGATCAGAATAAACCTGTCGGTGTAGTCATGCTCCCAGCGGAGCAAGACTAACTACCCGCCTTGGATGAGACGGGATGCGCCCCGAAAGGTCGAGCTACGAACCTTGCAACTCGGTTTCTCATTCAAGGCGGTGATTTATGTTGGCAACCGAGTTCTTTACAATTAACCATTTCATCGAGTTTTTGATTGGTCTTGCGGTTTTGGCAGGACTTACGTATTTGTTTAGGAAATATACTCCTTTGCATACGATGCCAGATTGGGTTCGTACGTTTCTCTGGGTAGCGCTTGTAATAGTTTTGATCGTGTTTGCATATGAAACGTTCGTTACAAGGAGTGTTACCCGATGATCCCCGAGGTTCATCAGGATAGATATGGAATCGCCAAGGATGTTGGTGGCGATTCTAAGAAGAATGTTATGAAGATGGAGAAGATGGTTAACTCTATCATGAAGAAGGGGGGCAAGTCAAAGGAAAGTGCCATCAAGATTGCTAAACATTCCTTTCAGATGATGAAGCGAGCAAAGATGAGGAAAAAGTGACAATCAGATGGTCAGCACCTCTCCTCGGTGGAGTAGCTAGTCTTACCGGTGCTACAGAACGCATGTCAGCAAACATAGATTTTGCTTCATGGGAAGGGAGGAGTCTTACACAGGCTTCTGTTAATCCTGGTCCAGTTCCAAGTTGGAATATGTTGCAAGCTCAAGTCAAGTTTGGCGATGTAGATCCTCGCTATTCTGATCAGCGTTTCCTTGTGAATGCTTCTCCAACTCCTGGGATCGCGAGGGTAGATGAAGGCGATGAAACTTGGCTTCGATTTATCCAGATGTGGCCTCAGAACTGGATTGGTAAGTTTCCAAAGTGGGATCAACTCGCTGACTGGCCAACAATCTTCCATGGTGGTGGTTCGTCGTCTGAATGGCATCATGGACCGATTAATAATGATTGGTCGAACTTTGGTGGATCAGCTCCGATTTATTTTTCGGCAACTGATCAGAATGTTGTTTGCTACATCAATAAGTATGTTGAAGGACAATGGGGCGTCCCTGATCGGACTATCGTTCTTGCTCCTTTGGTTAGGGGGCATTGGTACGATCACGTAGTTCGCACGAAGTGGAGTGTTGATCCAACTATTGGTTTGATGGAATTTTATATGGATGGTAAACAAGTAGCCGACTACTATGGACCGACTCTCTTCCCGAATTGCTATAACTGGTTCTTGACTGGTATCTATCGCAACTTGAATATTGGAGGTCAAGTTGATCAGAATGGTAGCCCGCTTGTTTGGCCAGTGGATGCTCAATCCGGTGTGAACTACGGTCTGTTTATTCCTCATAAGAATCAGTTTGTTTATCCATTGGGAGATGGAGTACCTCAACAGATTTTCCAGACTGGTTTTGTGCTCGGTGATAAACAGGCCGATGTTGAAGATGCTTTCCCTTCTGACTTTGATCATGGAGTTCCGGTGGGCTCAAACCCTTTACCTCCAACGACTCCCGCAGGAGAGATTCCGCCACCTGATGGTTGGGTGCCACCTCCTCCTGAGATTCAAACTCCGAATCTTCCAGCAAATGCGGTTGAGGGTCTTAATCAGTTGATTGAACAGAATCATTATCTTGGTATCTTGATTCCCCAGTTAAATGTTGCAATCCAGAAATTGCAAGATGCAACAGCGGTTGCAGAACAAGCCCTCAAGGAATGTCAATGGCTACTCAACGACACCACGGTTATCTTGAACAAGGGACCGTGGTAAGGAGCAACAATGGTTGACGATAAGACCCTCGCCGAAGAGATGAATCTGGTTCAGAAAGAACTGGATGATATGGTTGCGGCACAGGAGAAAGCCAAGGAAAAGGAAGGAACTGGAGAGGCCAAGAAGAAGGATAGTAAGGAACTTGCTGATGAACAGAAGAAGCTTGTTGATGTGAAAGAACGCTTGTATCGCATGCGTGCTCAGATTGCTGCTTCTGGAGCGAGTTCCGTTTTTAATGGATTGTTCCAGAATGCTGAAGCGAAGTATCTTGCTTTGACAGCGACTGTTCCACAAGCTGGCGGAACTGAAGATCCATCAAATCCCTCATATGTCGTGGCTCCTCCACAGGCGACGCCAGCACCTTCGGCTGCGACTGCCACGGCAGACAAAGTCGAAGAACCCGCGCCAATGAATGACATCCATGAAGATGACAGCAAGAAGAGCAGGAAGAGCGCTTCTTCGCCGGCAGAGCATTCAACGATGCATTCAGCACATACTACTACAACGAAAAAGTAAATGTCCCAGTCTCTCCTACTCGGGCGAAAGAAACCACCTGTACTTTGGAAACCGAATTCTCCACCTCAAACGCGATTCTTATCCACAGGTGCTTATGAGGCTCTCTACGGTGGAGCGGCGGGTGGCGGTAAGTCTGATGCTCTCCTTATGGGCGCTCTGCGTTACGTACACGTTCCTCGGTATCGTGCGTTGCTACTCCGTCGTACGTTCCCTGACTTGGAACGCTCACTCATAGATAAGTCTTTACAGTTGTATCCGATGTTGCCAGAACATCCCACGTATAACAAGACCGCTCACGTGTGGGAGTTTCCTTCTGGAGCGCAGGTACATTTCGGCCATTTGCAGTATGAGAACGATGTTCAACAGTATCAGTCTTCAGAATGGGCATATCTTGGATTTGACGAATTAACTCACTTTACGGAGTATCAGTATAAGTATATGCTCTCGCGCCTTCGCGTTGCCTCCGTAGTGGGTCAGTTGAACATGCCACCTCGTGCAAGATCAGCTACGAACCCTGGAGGCGTGGGAGCAGTTTGGGTGTTCCAGAGATGGGCTCCGTGGCTTTGGCTTCCTCCTGGAACACCTGAATTGCAGCATTGGAACGGACCTCGAGCACAGTCTGGGAAAACGTTGTATTATCGGCTTCATGATGATGGTTCGGAAGAATGGTTAGATGATAAAATTGGTACTCCGGATTGTTTTAGTCGGATCTTTGTTGGTGCTAAAGCGACTGATAATCCGAACCTGACAGAACAATATCGACAGTCGCTCAACATGCTCGATCCTCTTTCTCGCTCCCAGCTCAAAGAGGGGAGTTGGCTTGCTCGAGCGGCTGCCGGTGTATTGTTCCGTGCAGAATGGTTTAAGTATCTTCAGGAAAAACCAACGAACATAGTTAGTATCGTTCGAAGGTGGGATTTCGGTGCTTCAGAACCTGGTGAGACGAATAAAGATCCTGATTGGACTCGCGGCATTAAGATGGCGAAAACCCGCGACGGGAAATTCATTATCCTCGATGTAAAGAGTTGCCGCAAGCGACCAGCGGGGGTTGAAGAGCTTGTCGTTAGCACTGCTATCGAAGATGGGAAAGGTGTTAGGATCGACGTACCTGACGATCCTGGCTCCGCCGGTAAGATGGTGGCAGAATATTACGTCTCTATGTTGGCAGGTTGGGATGTACATGCAATCAAGGAGACTGGTGACAAGGAGACGCGCGCTCGCCCGTTCTCTGCTCAAGTTGAGGGCGGAAATGTATACCTTACGCCGGCGCCATGGAATCACGAATACGTTAGTGAGTTAGAAGCTTTCCCAACTGAAGGAATTCACGACGATCTTGTGGATGCTTCTTCTGGGGCGTTTGGAACGTTGCAACCCGATTTGGAAATGGAGAAATTGGAACGCAGGTTGAAGCATTTCCAAGGAGTTGTAAGTGGCTGAATCTGTTCTTGAATATAGCAGAGAAGCTGCGGAGCTTTTGAAGCAGCGCATCGATAGTGCAATAAGTGTCCGACGTGGGTTGTCTGAGATTCGTAGTGATTCCTATTGGAACCTTAGCACAGGAGTTGGTGGTCCGTATGATAAGAGAGTTAATTCTGTTCCCACGGTTGAGTACCTGGATTATCAAGATGAAATGGATCTTTACCGTGGTAACGACATGGCTGCTCGAATTATTGACTCTTATCCCGAGGAGATGTGCCGTCGAGGTTGGTTCGTAACGATCCAAGATAAGGGCAGTGATCAGTTAAATCAGCAAAGCGTTGAGTTATCGGAAAATGTTGCGTCGTATGTTGGTAATCTTAATGAATTACAACATGTTCTTCAAGCATTGAAGTGGGCAAGAGCATTTGGAGGCGCAGGAATCTTCGTTGGCGCCAACGACGGGCAGGCTGCTGATAGGCCGCTCAACTACAACAACATCAAAAGTATTGACTTCTTGCTAACTCTCGATCGTATGGAGTTAGTACCAAATTCGTACTATACTGATTATAGAATGCCGAATTATGGATTCCCAGAGACTTATCGTTTGAACAGGTTTGGTACGTATGGGGTTCCGGCATATGGTGTCACATATGGTAAAGGTAAGATGCCGATGAACCTTGGAAATATCATCAATATTCATGGTGGGTCTGCACCAATCAATATCGGTGATTATAATCCAGTACCGATTATTCATGAAAGTCGAATCTTAAGGTTTGAAGGTGTGATCATTAATCGCCTTCAACTTCGTCAACAGTTCTATTGGGGTGACTCGATTTTAGTTCGTGTTTATGATATTCTTCGCGATTTTGATCTCTCTTGGGAAAGTGCAGCGATTTTGTTACAAGACTTTGCTCAGGCAGTTATCAAGCTTCCTGGTTTTGCTGCTCTACTCGCTAAAGAGGGACCAACTGCATTTGCTCAAGCTGCTGGAATGGTGGAACGATCCCGGAGCACTGCTCGAGCAATGTTCCTCGATAAGGAAGACGAGTTTGAGCGTAAGGCAACTCCAGTGACTGGACTGCCTGAGCTTCTTCTCCAATTCAGTCGTCGGTTAGCTGCTGCGGCTGACATGCCAATGTCTCGTTTGATGGGTGATTCTCCGCGCGGTTTCAATGCTTCCGGCGAAACCGATGAGACATGGTGGTATGACAAGATTGCTGCTCAACAGAGGGCAGTACTTATCCCAGTTCTGAAGCATTGGTATAAGATCGTATTTGCGTGTAAGAATGGGCCAACTAGTGGACAGATTCCTGAATTAAATGATTGGCGTATTCATTTCCATCCGTTAAAGCAACTGTCTGATCTTCAGGAAGCCGATCGCAGGTTCCGTATTGGTCAGACTGATGCAGTTATGGTTGGAGCTGGTGTATTTACTCCAGAAGAGATTGCACTCACTCGCTCTGGTGGTGATGACTTCAATGGTGGTAAGATTCAGTTACTCCAGCCAGATCCAAAGAAGCGCCAGAAGGATCGTGAAGATGCAATGATGGCTGCACAGCCGAAAGGTGCTATCGGTGGTGGCAGTGTTAAGGGATCAACTCAAGGTAAGACTGATAAGCGTAAGGTAGAAGTACATCTTGGAACTGGAGCAGGCGGTAATATTCCTCCAGTGAGTGGTGGTAGTGGTAAAGAGAATATGGAAGATTCTTATATGGTAGCTCCAGGATTTGTTTCTGCAGATCCAGCTGCTCCTGATGAGAAAGAAGAGATTTTGAATTGTTTCAAACGAGTTGGTAAGGATCCTAAAGATTGGGACTTTGAGATTTTGCGTAATCCCGCTGGTAAGATGGTCGGTATCTATATGAAGTCCAAGCCAATTGTGGAAGACTCTAATAGGATTGTAATTCACATCGATCCGAACTATACTAATGATGAAAAAGAAGTCATTGAAAAGGCACTTGAAGGTATTGGCAGAAGGACAGAAAATTGTGCTCATCAAATTTTAAGAAATCAAAATGAAAAAATTGTTGCATTAGTCGTGAATATATGAGAGCTAGATGCCAATCACTACAGAATTCACAAATCTGATTAAGCAGGTGGGCGCCGATGCGATGTGTCCTGTAGCGTCGGCGCTTAAGATAGCACTACTTCGACCTGGATTATCTGCAACGTACGATCAGATGTTTACTCAACCGTATGTCATTGGTTTTTATGGTGACGAGGTTCCAAACGGTGGTGGTTATCTTCAGGGTGGATTGACTCTCACCGGTAGAACTGAGGGACCGACTGCTCCCTATGGCTGGGTTGATTACGATAATCCGGTATGGCAGATTGTCGGATCTATCTCGGCCATAGGAGCGGTAATTTATGATTCAACACAAGCAAATCGAGTTCTAGGATTTATTGATTTTGGTGGTACTGTAAGCGTCACAAGCGGTCAGTTGCAGGTTGAGCTTCCTGGCGATAATGGTCCAGGATTCGCACGAGTGGGGTAACTATGACCGTTCGCCGACTTTTGTTTGGTGCGCTTCGAATGGATACCAAACGCACGGTCGAAGGTTATCTTCGATGCGATGCAATGATTGCTCGAACTGGCTGCCAAATGTATGGTTTGCCTGGAGGTAAGATTCGTATTGAATATCGACCTCCAGAGGAAGTTTTCAATGCTGATGCTTTGATGTCGGCAGAAGAAGTGCCGATTACCTATACACCAGATTCTTGGAATTGGCATCCGCCTGGACCTCTCACGGCGAAGAATGCCAAGAAATACATCGTTGGATGGACTGGTAGCCAAGTCAAGCAAGATGGTGATTTTGTAAAGACTTCAGTTAAAATCTTCGATGCAGATGCAATCCAGGCCGCTGAAAATGGGTCCGCTGCTGAGTTATCCTGTGGATATGCATGTGACCTTGATTTCGCCCCTGGTGTTTCGCCCACAGGTGAGAAGTATGATGCAATCCAGCGAAACATCAGAATTAATCATGTTGCGATGGTGAACAAGGCACGTGCAGGATCAGGCGTAAGAATGAAATTGGATTCCGCAGGTGATGCTGACTTGGATATCGAACCACCACCCAAAATGGCTGATGAAGGGAGTCCTCCAATGCCTAAGATGGTTATCAATGGTATTGAAGTCGAGGTAAGTGATCTTGCAATGCAGTTGCTCACTAATGAGCGCAAGCTTCATACGGACGCACTTGCCACTGCTCAGACGGCTCGTACAGATGATATTGCCCGTGTTAACAAGGAACACGAGGAGACTAAGAAGCTTCTCGAGAAGGAAAAAGCACGGGCAGATGTCGCTGAAGCTGCCAAGGTCGCAGCAGAAAAGGCGCGGAACGATGCAGATGATCCGAAGAGGATCGATGCAATCGTTAACCAGCGCGTTGAGCTGTTTGGCAAGGTGAAGTCCGTTTTGGGCGATGAATTCAAGCCGGAAGGCAAGGATTCATTCGCTCTGAAGAAAGAAGCCCTTGCGAAGCTCGCTCCAGAGATCAAGCTCGATGGAAAGAGCATCGACTACGTCGAGGGACTCTTCGACTTCTCGTATAGCAACTTCGCAAAGCAGAATCCGGCAGCCGTTGTGCAGGTTGGCATCAATCCGCCACCGGAGCACACTGATGCTGATCCCATGAATAAGCCTGATCCTCGAGCAGCCTTCATGATGGATCAGATCAAGCAAGCCAAGAAGATGGGTCAACCTCAAACGACTGCATAAGGAGATCAAACATGCCTCAGACTTCATACCCAGTCAATCTTGCTCCTGCGATCCCTGGAATGAAAGCAGATGCTGGTAATGATTATGTTTCCAGCAAAGTGAATCTCAATGCGAGCCCGTTGCCGTTTGGAGTGTTCGTCAAGGAATCGGCGGCCACTTATGCGAATGGTGCGGACGTGATGGGAGCAGCTGCTGACAGGGTTGCAGGAATTTCGATTAAGTCGGATGCACACCCGATCACTTCGGATCTTGCACTTGCGAGCGATGCAATCCCGAATACCGGTATCTTCGATTGCATGGAGCGTGGTGCAGCTTGGTGTCGTGCAGAGGTAGTCATGAATCCTGGTGACCCAGTCTTTGCACGCTATGCCTCGGGTGCCGGTGGTACGATGCGTGGTGCTGTTCGGAAGGATGCTGATACAGCAACCGCTGTAGCAGTTACTACTGCACGCGTCATGAAGAATGGTGTATCGGCCCTCGGCGTTCAGATGGTGTGCATCTACTTCAACAGAACCGGCCCGTAACAGGCATCTAACCCAATTCCGGCGCACCGTCTATGGACGGGGCGCAATAAGGAGAGTAGACATGCCGGTGCGCAGGAAATTCAATTATGATCAGTTGGACGCTGCAGAGAATATGTGGTTCCAACGCGAGTTGGAAGGATTTCTCCCAGAGCTGTACAATACGAAGTATCCACAGCTCAAGGCGCGAGAAATGCTTCCGGTTAGTTATGCAACCGGACCTGGAACCAAATTGATCACGTATCGTTCGTACACTCTGGTGGGCATGTTCCAGGCCATCAGTAACTATGCATCTGACGCGCCTCGTTCGGATGCGTTTGGTCAGGAATTCACCAGCAAAGTTCGTGATTACGGTGGTTCCTGGGGTTGGAACATTCGAGAGATCCAGGCTGCTGCTCAGGCTGAACGTGGGAAGCTCGGACCGATCATGCCGCTCGAGACTGCACGTGCTCAGGCATGTCGGCGTGCAGCTGAAGTTAACCTGGACCAGATTGCATTTGGTGGAGATGCGGAGTTTGGTATTATCGGGTTGAACAATATCCCGAATTCCAACACGTATGTCTCTACAACTGGTGTCTGGTCTGCGGCGACGGCAGATAACGTGTTGTCAGACTTGTTCGCGATGGAAGGTACTCCACTTAACAACACGAACGAAGTTGAGTTTGCCACGCGACTTCTTCTTCCGCCAGCTCAGTATCGTCTTGCATCACGCATGCGTGTTTCGACAGTGAGCGATACTACGGTACTTGAGTTCTTCAGAACTCAAGCGCAGTGGATTGATGATATTCAGCCGTGGTGGAGGTTGAAGGGAGCTGGGGCTGCTGGTAAAGACCGTGCGCTCTCTTATCGGCCGTCTCTCGATACGATCCGCCTTGAGATCCCGGAGGAGTTCAATACTCTGCCTCCAGAACCACGCAATTTCGAGTTTGTCGTCAATGCGATCATGGCAATCGGCGGCGTTATTTGCCCGTACCCGATGTCTGTGACCTATCTTGACGGTATTTGATTTTAACGCTTCTCTCGCCCGAGGAGAGAACGGTACGGGTGGAGTCTCTCGCCAGTGGGATTCTGCCCGTACCGCATTCTCTGAAGGCGAGCTACTCGGGAGAACGTATGCAAGTCACTTGGAATGGTCGTGATGGGAAAAACGGAAAAGATAAATCGATCCTTACAATTCAGATTGAACCGGAGACTGAGAATAGTGTTGGTCGTATCATTAATTTGAAGCCAGGGATCAATGATGGTGTTTCTGAGGAAGATTGGAAAGTAGTTTTAAAAATTGAAGTAATTCAGTGGTATATTCAGCAGGGATGTCTTGAAGTAGTTCAAGCAGAAACTCTTGAGAGGTATTCTGAATCTGCTGCGGCTGATATGGCAAAGCAGACGATCGATATGAATCTACTTGCCAAGTGGCGTCGAGCAGAGTTAGCATCTACTAGTCCACGGCTAAAAGTAATCGCTTCAATCGATAAACAACTCACTGATATGACAACACCTCCAGAAGCAGTTAAGAAAGCACAGGAAGAAGCAAGAGCTAAGAAGCAGGCTCAGGAGATTCCACCTGATCCAGGACAGCCTTCTAAGCCTTGGGAGGTACGGTGAGTTTTATTCTAATCACACCTACTGATGTTAGGAATATTGCGCCGGAGTATAAGTTCCCGACGCAATACCCTGATACTGAAATTCAGTTGCACATCAACAATGCATATCTGTCTTTAGCGCATGAATCATGGCTTAATGAGTATACCGAAACCGATACTTGGAATCTTGCAGCAACGTATCTTGCTGCTCATTTTATTGCAGTCTCACATCCAGAAGCTTCACAAGCCAATAGAATACGTGCATGGGAAGCTCAGGGAGGCAATGTTACGGATGATACCTTCCTCGGAATCACTCGATTTGGAGCAGTCTTTAAGCAGATGAGAACTGCAACGCTTCATTGCAGGATGCCAGTTATATCGGCTGGATGATATGGCTGGTGTTAAATTTGAAGTTAAGGATAGTTTTGATTTAAAGGGGATGATGAAAGAACTGCAAGAAGTTGCTAAAGAAGGTCCAATTCGAGGAAGTGCTGGGATTGATGAATCAGCAGGTGCAACTCCACGTAACAAAGGTGAACTTACAAATCTAGAGATTGCACTTATTCATGAGTATGGTGCAATCATTCCATCTCGTTCTGGTGTTCATGTCGGCGAACAAGGTCAACAATTAGTTATCTCTGGTGCTACTTTTATTCCAGAGCGTAGTTTTATACGATCTACGTTTGATGAAAATCAAAATAAGTACGATCAACGAATAATCGAACTGGCTGGCAAAGTATATGAGAGAAAGATTCATCTTGAAGAAGCATGTGCTCGCGTTGCCCTTCAATTATCAAAAGATATCAGAAAGAAAGTTGAAAGCGGATTGAAACCTGATCTAAGTCCGGATTGGTTGACTCGTAAGAAGTCTGGAGATCCTCGCCCACTCATTGATACTGGGGAAATGCTAATGCAGTTGTAGCTACTATTCAACGAATGGGTGAAAAGAAGTTTATTCGTGAAGTTATGGCGAGCGAGAGTGGTGAAGGCTTTGGTGCGACGATCGTTTCGAAGATTGAGAGTGCTATTGAACTGGCCGAAGAGATTCTTGAGATTGGTGCCTTATGACCGTTATTCGATCGCGCCAAACAAGCATAGATATGCTCGTTGTGCGTAAAGCGATTGAAGATATGGTCATGTTATGCACGGGTTGGCCGGATTCAGATAGATTCCGTATTTTCCCACGTACAATGAAGATTCCACAAGTTCCATATCCATACATCACTTACATGATCAATATTCCACAGCAAGTTGTTGGTCATGATGAAATGCGGAAATATTATGATTCGAGCCAACCAAATGGATCTCAACTCACAAACGAATTAAGAAATCAACGAGACATTGTAGTCGGATTTCAAGCCTTTTCGATGTCTCCTGTACCTGGGCTAGATGACGATGGTTTTTATTCTGCTCAGGAATATCTCAATATGATTCAAGATTCTATCGATTTGCCTTCTGTTTCAGATCGTTTATACGAAGCACGACTTGTCTTTGTGGATATTTTGAATGCTGGCGATGTTAGTTTGGCGATCGGACCGATAGGACAAGGTCGTGCTGTGATGGATATTCGATTTAGAACTGCTTATACAACGAGTGAGCAATATACTTGGATCGAGTCGGTTGCTCCTCCAAGTTATGTTTGGTTGCTCGGAGGGTTCCTTGAATGTTACACAACACTTTCTGCTGGTCAACTTGTGGATGTTAAAGTAAACGGTGGAGCTCTCGTTGCTACCTCCACTTTAAGCGGGAAATCTCCATAACCTGTTCCGGAGGCTCCTGTGCCTATCCAAGACGTTGCACAAATTACGATTAGCACTACCGGAACACCCGTTACGCGGATTGGTTTCGGTACTCCTCTTATCCTTGACTCGTGCTTGGCATGGGGAGCATCTTCAGATTGGGTTCGTGCCTATCATACTCTTTCTGATTTGGTAAATGGTGGATTCTTGACGACAGATGCAGTTTATCTTGCTGCTTCGAAGTTACTCGCTCAAAATCCTGCTCCGCCAACTTTTAAAGTTGGGCGTCGAGCCAATAAACCTACGATGAAATGGTCTATTACTCCAATTGCTCAAGACAATTTTACATATGTTGTTACGCTCAATGGATTGAGTGCAACGTTTACTTCTGGTACTGGTGCAACACTTGCTCAGATTGTTCCAGGATTGGTAACTGCATTGACCAGTCTTGCTCAGGCAGTAACAGTTACGAATGTTGGGCCGAATACTTCGATTCAGATTGTAGCTAACACTGCTGGTGCATGGCATTCGATTAAGACTGTTCATCCATCGATCTCGAATCAACCGAATCCGTACCTTTCGGTGGCTGAGACACAAACCGATCCAGGAGTTGCCTCCGACCTCACCTCGATCGTGGCCGCAGACACCGATTGGTACGGTCTTTTGATGACCACTCAATCTCAAGCAGAAATTCTTGCTGCTGCGGCATGGATTGAAGCTAATGGACCTCGGATGTTTTTCGCGGATACAGAAGATTCCGCATGTTTAACTAACTCAACAACTGATGTAATGGCAATGTTAAAAGCAAGCGGATATACTCGAACTGCTTGTTTTTATTACAATGATAATAGTGGTTTCCTTGCTGCTTCGATTGCTGGCGGTCGCCTTCCAACTGATCCTGGATCTGAGAACTGGATGTTTGTTCCTTCTCCTGGAACTGTTGGATTGGTTTTCACGGCGACTCAGCAACAGTGGTTGGATGCCAAGTATGGTAACTATCTCTATGTAGTTGGAGGTATGACCTTCTCAGCCAAAGGCAAAGTTTCATCTGGTCAGTGGATCGATATTATTCGCTTCCTTGACTGGTTGCAAGTTAACATGGCTCTGGATATTCTCCAGTTGCAGTTGAACATGGCTGCACAAGGGAAGAAAGTACCATATGATGACGACGGTATTACTGCAGTTCAAAGCGTCATTATGGCACGCCTCAAAACCGGTATTTCCACAGGTGGTCTTGCACCAGTTCCTCCTCCAGTTGTAAGTGTTCCACTTGCAGCGAATGTTTCTCAAGTGGATAAACAGAATCGCACATTGCGTGGAATCACATTCACTGCTACACTCACCGGTGCGATTGATCTTGTGATCGTCGTTGGAACCTTGTCTTAATAGGAGTCTTCCATGGCAGAGAGCGTATACGATCCAAAGAAGGTTACCATCGACTTCGGTGGGTTTCAATTCTCGGGATACGCCAAGGGATCTTTCATTCGAGTTACACGAAACGAAGATGGTGTCAAACTCGATATTGGTTCCGATGGCGAACATGTTATTACGAGGAACCAGAATCGCAGTGGAACTATACGTTTGACGCTTCAACAGGATTCTGATGGAAATGATTATCTTTCTGCCAAGGCGGCATTGTTTGAAGCAGATGGTGGCGGTATTGAGCCGCTTATCGTCAAAGATTTGCACGGTACAACGCTTCACCATGCCGAAGTTGCATGGGTTCGTAAGTATGCGGAATGGGAGGGATCAAACGAGGCAACCAATAGAGAATGGATGTTTGAAACTCCAGATCTGACGATGTTTGTTGGCGGAGCATAACATATGTCCGAACTCCTCTCCTCGGAAATCGAAATTGGCAAGAGAATGTTTAGGATTCAGAAGATACCTGCCAGACGTGCTAGTTTGCTTCTTAATCGTATTCTGCGTCTGTTGGCACCCGCGGCTGCACAAGTAACAGGAGCATTGAGTGCACAGTTCCGCATCATGGATGCAAGCGTAGGCGCACTTGCTCCGGCTTTTACTCAGTTCTTTTCAACATTCACTGAAGAGGAACAAACCAAGCTCTTTGATGATATGTTCCAGAATGTTCGCTGGAAATCTGACAGAGGCGAATGGCTTGAGCTTCAAGGTCCACTTGTGGATGAATGCTTTACTGGGCATGTTTCAGATATGTTTAGATTGTTGATCGAATGTATCAAGTTCCAGTTTGGAGATTTCAAAGACGCGTTCACAGCCGCCTTGAACGCTTACGGAACGAAAACGGCGGTAAGTTCCCCAAAGACGATCCCAATGCAGTAGAAGTCCCTGAAGAAATTCAGGGTCTTGAATTTTGTTATGCATTGGTGAGCGCGGGGAAGATATCGCTCCCAGATTTGGAGCGAGTATCTATAGATGATGTCCAGGAGCTTCTTATTTATCTCGAATGGGAGAATAAGGAGCATGCTCGACGGGAAGTGATCGAGCGGCAGAAATCAGAGGCCGAAGCTAAACGTGTACCTAAGATGGGTGGAAGATGATTGTTCGAGAGTTAACGGCTCTTTTCAATTTTGAGGTAGATGCTGGATCTCTTGAAAAAGTTGAAGATGCTTTTCAGTCGATTGCGAACGATGCTTTTGAATTAGATCGTGCAATGGAAAGAATCGGTAAGATTGGATCTACTTCAATGCAAGAACTTGGATATGCCGCTTTGCAGAGCGGTGTATCTATGAAAGAACTTGAATTGCGCATGGGTCAGTTAGGCCGTGCGATCGGTGAAACTACGAAGTTCGGAGGACAAGGACCGGGTGGAGCTTTTCAACAGTTAGGATTGAGTGGATTTCAGTTAAAACAGATGATGTCCCAGCCAGGAGGTATGTTACAAGTTTTTGGATTAGTTGCAGATAGGATGAATACTCTAAATGATGTTACTCTGAAAGATACAATCTCTCAACGATTGTTCTCCCGTGGTTGGGGAGATATGCTGCCATTGATGAAACTTGGCAGTGGAGGAATGCTTGAATTAGGACAACAAGCTCATAGAACCGGCGCCATCATGAGTGAAGATATGGTGGAGTCGGCCCAGAAATTGTACCATTTGTTTATTGAATTAAGAGAGACTTTCAAAGGATTTGTTATTCAAGCTCTTGGTCCGTTGATTCCACGGGTAGCAGAGCTTGTGGAGAAAATAACGCAGATGTTGCAGTTGCGTCAACAGCGCCTTGCTGAGTATTTCTCTCAGGCTCTTAATGCAGTTCTTACCATTATTGATGCTATCTTAAATCTTCTTGAGAAATACCCTGGTGTAGTAGCTGTTGCTGGAACAGCTATTATGGCATTTATCAATCCAATGGGAGCTGCTTTCAGTCTTATCTTCCTTCTGTTGCAAGATCTTAATTCGTTCTTGGAATACGGGAATAAGAATTCGCTTGCATATAGAGTCTATTTGCTTTATCTTGTCATTAAGAAATGGTTCTTTGATGAGCTTTGGCCGATGATTGAAAAGTTACTTCCTGGTATAACCGAAGCTTTGAATACCCTTTGGAATAATCCTGGAGCCGATAGTGCTTTGAAAGTTTGGAATATTCTTTTCAATGGTATTAAAGAAGGTATCAATGCAATTTTTGATACGCTTGATGAACGTTCAAAACCTTACATGCCACTTATAAACTCATTCCTTGGTTTTGCATCTGGTAATCCTTTGAAGGGTATTTCGAGCTACTTTGGATTTGGTGGAAATGATCCATTGACTGGTGGTCATAGACTTTCAACGACGACGAATACTAGTACGAAGAATTTAAATGCTCATGTTACCGTTGATAGTGGAAGTACTTCTGCTCCCGGTACATTTAATTATGGTCTTGCAAGAGCGATTGCAGACATGATTCTTGATAGTTATAAAAATGAGTTGCCGGAGTAATCATGGCGATCACGACTAATCTTTCAACTGGTGCAGCGCCGATACCACTTGCTAACGCACCATCTGGTGCTGCATTTTCGATTATCTTTAACGCAGCAGCAGCTGCGTTGCGTCGGCTTCGTACTCCAACTCGTGTTCAGTTAGATACGATCACAATTGATTGCACTTTGAATGAACAGCATGCATATGATTCGATCATTACCGAGTTTGAAGTAGAACAAGGTTTCAATGTTACAGATCATCGCGTTACAAAACCTGTTGAATTTTCGATAACTGGCATTATAACCGAGACGCCTGATAATATTGATACCATTACAGAGTCTGCAGAAGTAGCTGCTGGATTGCTTGGTAATGAAGCTGCTATAGCAACTCAAGCTACATTTGAAGCATTGCGATTTAGTGGCGATCCACTTGCTATGCTTTCATCGAATGCAATCATTACACGAACAGCTTTTAATAAGCTTCTCAAACTTTATACTGATGGTGCATCTGCTCCTCCACTTGATGGTTCGACTCCTCCAGGTGTCTTCACAATTGTAACGAAGTATAAAGTCTATAACAATATGGTAGTTCGATCGATTACTTTCCCACGTGATCGAAGAACTGGCGATGCTCTTCAATTTACTGCTACATTTAGAGAGCTTCGTGTCGTTCAAACAAAGAGCGGTGTTTTTACTATTCCACAAGCACAGGCTCCAAATCCACTTGGTCAAATGGGTGGAACTCCAGTTACAAAACCTGATCCTTATACTAAATCACTCTTGATTCAAACTTTAACCGGTGCTGGATTTGAACCAGGGAAAGTTAGTTCTTGGGAAGACTATGCTAAAGATCATGGTGTTAGTCTGCCTCCTGTTGGAGCGGCTGCTCCTCAAGCTATGCTTCCTGGAGCTACGAAGCCAGGAGGACTTACAGCCGCAGATCTTGGTATAGATATGTCTGGTACTAATCTTGGTAAGTATCCGATGCCTGCACCTCCGCCTCCTGATTATTTCAAACCTAATGTAGTATTGAGTCATTGACCATGCCTAGCGTCATCATGCCAGCAGTAAATGATGGATCGCAACGGTTTTCATATACTATTCCATTAGATGGTGTTAATTTTTTCTTTGATTTTCAATGGAATAATCAAGCTAATTTTTGGACGATGTATATGTGTGATCCTTCAGCAACCGTGTTGATAACTCGTAAGTTAACAGTTGGAACACCACTCTTGATAAAGTATTCTAGTCCAGATTTCCCTACTGGCGATATTATGGCAGTTGATACAAGTAATCAGGATCTTGATCCTGGTTTGACTGATCTTGGCGATCGGGTTATTCTTTTATATGCATCAGTGACGGATATGGTATGACTTGGCTCTGGGGTAGACGAGCAAAAATAATCATTGCTCGTCAAACAACTTATGTTCAAAAGGTGCCTACTCCTCCTATAGAGATTGCTTCACCTTTACGGATTGAGTTTAAGATCACGAAAAAGTCTTTGAAGCCTCCAAATTTGTGCGAAGCTACCATTTACAACTTGTCTCAGCATACTCGTGCATCGCTTGAACAACACGGTGTCTACTTCGAGTTATATGCTGGGTATAATGCAGAATTATCGAATCTTCCTTTGTTATTTGCTGGAGTTGCGAGAACAATCGATCATAGACGTGAACGATCTGAATGGAGAACTGTTATTCAGTCAATGGATGGAGATGGTGCTGTTCGCTATTGTACCATAAACAAATCATGGGGAATTGGTGTTACTATTGATATAATTCTTAAGGATCTTGCTTTAGCTATCGGAGACATGGGATATAATGTACAGCACTTTATTAATCAGATACCGGATATGGATTTATCTAAGATGCAGTTTGTAACTGGTTTTGCTTGTTTTGGGAATGCGATTGATGAACTTGAAAGATTAATAGAGACTGATGGATGGCGTCTTAGTTTTCAAAATAATGTTCTTCAGGCTGTTTCTATGATAAGAAGTACTACTCAGGTTATTCCTATTATATCACCCACAAGTGGAATGATTGGAAGTCCGTCGTTTGGTGCTCCTGATCGTGCTGGTAGATTATCACAGTTGAAGGTTAAATCATTTTTGCTTCCTCATTTGAATCCAGGTGATACTTTTCAAGTTGATGCAACAAATCTCAAAGGTAAATTCTGGGCGGAAGATATTGAGCATGTTGGTGACACACATGGTGGTTCTTGGTTTACTGAGATCGCAACGAGGTATCCAATAGAATGACGTATACTCCCCCAGGAGCAAAACCTAGTCTAAAGGATGTTATTAGAGCGCATATTAATCAGGCGCTTATTCGGTTGCGTGTTGCGCAGCCTGGAAGAGTCGATTCTTATGATGATTCGTCGGGTACTGTGGATGTTACTCCTTTGATAAGAGTTCCGCAAACGAATCCTGATGGTAGCGTTACTTGGCTTGATCTTCCAAAACTCCCGAGGGTACCAGTTCATTATCCAGTAGCAGGAGGACGACGAATTAAACTTCCTATTTCACAAGGAGATATTGTTTTGCTTATTTGGTGCGATTTTAGTATCGATGATTGGCAAGCAGGCGCAGGACAAGCTGATCCTAAGAACTACGGTTTTGTAACTCCAACATATCGTGATGGTCATCGTCTAGCAGATGCTATAGCTATTCCAGGCTTGCTTGATCCAAATTCTAGCACTCGTCCAACATATCACGATGATATTACAATTGGTTCTGATGGGACAGTTTATATTGGTGAAGGTGCAGATGCTTCTATTTTAAGAGGTGAAGACACAAAGATGGCGTATGATCTTCATACTCATCAATTCGTTGGTGTTCCTCCTGGGGTTACTAGCACTACTCTCATGCCAATGTCTCCTCTTCCGGCTGGTTCTCTTGCAACTAAAGGAAAAGTCAAGTGATCTCAACAGGTTCAGCATCATCATCGACCGGACTTGCTGGAAGGATACGGAACGCGATCGATACGTTCTTTTCTACTTTTGCACGTGATTTTTCTTTGAATAGTGTTGGTGATAAAGGACTCAACGCTTTTTCGCAAGGAATGGTAGATTCATTTAATAATGATGGTGTTGGGATTGCTCAACAGGACCCTGTTGCTTCTGCGGCAGCATCGGCTCAGATTGGAAATGCTTCGTGGAATAATCTTGCATGGGGGAATGTTCCGAATAGTTCTGTCACAGTCAGTAACATTTCTGGTACTCGTAAGTTGCGTATAGATGCTTCACTTTCGTTTTATACCAATGGTGTTTCTCCGCCAACTGTTGCTATCATACGATTGCTTCAAGATACGAACGATCTTTTTACTCATTTTACTTTTGCATATAGTGTTCTAGTCCAACACCAAGGTTGGTCTTTCTCATGGCTTATAAATGCACCAGCTTCTGGTACTCATACATACGTACTCTCTGCCACAATAGCTCCCGGGAATTCAAATTCACTTGGTACAGATAGTACTGATTATGTTAGCATGATAGTTTCGGAGGTTTGATGCTCACCAGTGGAAGTGCTTCAACATCCACGGGAATGGCAGGTAGGATGAAATCAGCTATTCTTATGTTCTTTTCTACCTTCCCAACTGACTATACATCTGGAAGTGTTGGACAAAAGGGACTCGATTCCTTTGCTCAAGGTCTTGTGGATGCTTTTAATATCGATAAGTTAGGCGTTATACAGAGGGATGCACCTGCTTCGGCGTATTCAGGAACGCAAATTTCTCTTTGAGGAGTTACTATGGCTGCCTCAGTTGTCCTTTATGAGTATACTGGAGCAAGTGCAGGTGTGACAACTAGCTCAGATCGTTTTGTTGCTGGTACAGTAAGATTACAAGCAAACGATGCTGGTACTGAGGTAGCAAGTCCTCAGCCTATCGTAAGAGGGGCAGCGACAGTTTATTCAATGGAACGTTGGATGAGAATGCGAGCCCTCTCTGGCATCGTGACATCTCTTGTTAACCCGACATTCTATACTTCTGGTACACCATGGGATTCGGGCTTTACTACGCCGTATCTGAGAAGCACACCCACAGGAACAACTCCAGTTACGCCATCATCAACTACTGGATTTCTTCCAGCGCATAACTATACATCAGCGGCGAAGTGGGCACTTGGAACATATACAGTAACGACTACTCCCAACTTTATTGGAGATTACCTCGTTGCTCTGTGCGTAGTAACCACATCGTCATCTACTGGTATTCAAGGCAATGAAGTTTGGACGTTTACATATGATGAATCGTAGGATCTCCTGTGCCTACTACATTTGAGAAAACATGGCAGTTCGATCTTAATCGTGCTGCTGCTGACAATACTACTGCTCTTGGATTAATTAAATCATTTTATTGGTGGTGGAAAGAATTTCTTCAAGGTCACATGGTTGATCCTATCGCTGGAGTTGCACCGTCTGCTGGTATGTGGACTGTGCTAGGCTCCAGCGATAGTGTAACTGGTGCTCTTGATGGAGTAGATCGTTGGCAGACTTCTGGCGCGTATGATGGAACTAAATTAGTGCGTGGAGTAAATGCACCTACACTCTTCAACATTGGTGGTGCTGCTGGCGGTTCGTGGCCTGCTGGCGTATATCATTTTTCGGTTTGCTCGAAAGATTCTCTTGGCAATGTTGGATTACTAGGTACAGATGTTGCCGCGACGCTTTCCGCGAGTCAAGCACTTCAGTTCAGTGTTAGCGGTAGTGCTCCAAACGGTGCAGTTGGATGGCGAGTGTATATCGGCACCGCAGGTGGTGCAGCAGGTGTATATACGCAGTTTGCCGATATTGCGGGTGTACCGCTTACGAATGTGCAGGTGCTAGGACCAGGATCATGTACGGCAGGGACACCAACAGGTGTAGCAGGTGTTCATTCATGGATCGTACTTAAGTCACCAATTTTTACAACACCTGCCGGATCAATGAATTTTTATATGATTCTTGATATGGTTGGACCGCAAGATAACAATGCGATCTATCCAGTTTTTTGTAAGGCTGTGCCAACAGGTGGTAGCAACACTGTTCGGCCAACTTCTACTGATGAGTTTACATCCGCTTCTACTCTTGCTAACCAATATGCAAATGGATTCGTAGCTGATGGTTCTGCCGGAACTATGCATTTCAATGGATGGTTAACAACTGATGGATGTTGGCTAGTGCTCAATGCTAAGCAAGGTGCAGGTTGGCCGTACTATGGTGCGTTCTTCCAAGTGTTGGCAGAAACTCGTGCAAACGATCTTTATCCGGCAGTTGCTTTTGCATGTTACAACGCTGGCGCCGGTGGTGTTATGGGTCCGTTTGGTATTCGTGGCACTAACTGGCAACTGTCTAATAGCAGTGCTTTTATGAATCGATTATCTGATGGTACATCTACGACAGGATCTTCGTTTCTTGTGCTTTGTATTGCTCAAGGTGGTTCTAACCAGTTTATAAATCAATGGTCATATCCGTCCGGTAAAGATTATGCAGATGCCCTGGTAGGCGACTCACCTTGTTATTTTGGAAACATGGATGCTAGCAAATCTTCTTTCCGTGGTCGATTTGTGGATATACGCGTTGTAGCTGGTCAACCCGGGTTTGCTGTTGAACCAGTGAGTGGTCCGATTGTTTCTGGAAATGCTGGGGATATCTGGCTTCCAATGAACCAAGCAATGATACTCTGATGGCTACCGTCGGTCGTAGACAATTTGGGATCCCACCAAAATCGCAATCTCGCTATATTTGTTATCGTTCGATAATCCGTAACTACGGGAAAATCTTTGCTACTGCTCCCCCTAGATCACCTGCTTCTTGGATCCAATTTGGATCTGGATACTTGAATGGATGGCATGATCATGGTAGTCCATTCATGGCTGGTGCTTATTACAAGGATCCTAATGGACTTGTGCATCTTCGTGGTGCAATGGATGCTGGTACATTCAATGTCGCAATGTTTGTCCTTCCAGTTAACTTCAGACCAATTGCGAATCTTGACTTTCCAAACTTATCTAATGGCTCTCCTGCTCAGTGTTCAGTTCTCACTGATGGTTCAATTATTCAAAGAGGTGGGAGTTCTATACTTACTGAGTTGAATGGTGTTTACTTCGATTCGGGGTCGCCTCCATGACTACTCAAGCAGCATGGTGGCCGATGGCTGGAGGGTATCGAAATGGATGGACAGATCTTGGTGGTTTGTATCTTCCTGGTGCTTACCTTAGTGATCCAAGTGGACTCGTTTATCTTCGTGGTACAATCAAAGCGACTCCCGCCGGGGCTGGTGCATCTTGTTATCAGTTACCTGTTCCACTTAGGCCGGGTGCACTCGCAGAGTTTGCAGCTATAAGTAATGGACAAGCTTCATATCTTCAGATCGATACAAATGGATTTATTACTCCACAAGGATCTACTGCCAACTTAACAACTTCGTTTGATTTAAATGGAATCTATTTCGATTGCGGAGCTACGATGGGTGATGTAGTTTGGACTGCTGCAACACTTCAAAATGGATGGGTTCCTTACGATGTAACAAACTACTTTGCTCCCGCATTCTTTAAAGATGGTCAAGGATTTGTTCATATTCGTGGCTTAATGAAAAACGGTACCATTAACTCATCAGCATTCGTTCTGCCTGCTGGATACTGTCCAACTAAGACAAGTCAATTCCCTGCTATAGATGGTGCAAATGCAGCGTCAGTTGTTCAAATTGATACTTTTGGAAATGTAACACCGCAGATAGGGAGCAATGCCGCATATCGTATTGACGGTATTATCTTTGATACGAGGTAGACTTGACTGCTAGCGCAAATTGGGTAGCAATGTCTTCTGGCTACCTTAATAGTTGGGTTGATTTTGGTGCTCCTCTTTATGCTGGAGCTTACCTCAAAGATTTTAATGGTCTTGTACATCTTCGTGGTACGATTAAGAATGGCGCTAACGGTTTACCGATATTCATGCTTCCGACTGGTTCTCGACCAAATGCTGTTCTTAATTTTCCTGTGGATGCGAATGCCGCTTTTGGTAATATTCAAATCAAACCTGATGGATCTATCACTCTAACAGTTGGTTCTAATGCAGCAGTTGATTTAAATGGTATCTACTTCGATGCCGGTGATACTACATTCTATGCTGCAACTGCTACCGCGCATAGATCTGTATCACAATCAATCCCTAGTGCTCTTTTCACTGTAGTTAACTTTGATACTATCGACACTGATACTCATGCTTCCATAACTCCAGGAACTGGGTGGCATTTCACTTGTCCTACTGATGGTACGTATCGTATTTCTGGAAGTTTAGGTTTTACTTCTACTGGTTCTGGTAATGATGTTGTAGTATCAGTCTTTAAAAATAATGTTGAATTCCAAAGAGGAACTCGATTACAACCAGGAACTGGCGTTGCAGTTAATCTTCCATTTTCTGCAGATGTACCATGCACGGCTTATGATCTTCTTGATGTACGTATGTATTCAGGTAGTGCTAGTTCTCAAACTCTTAACACTAATGCTTTTGAAAATCGAGTTAGTATTACAAAGGTAGTTGGGATCGCTGCTCCATATTATGGCTATAGTAATCCAGCGTTATATTGTCAAAATAACATTGCTCAAAGTATTCCAAATGCAACGATGACTATAGTAGCGTTTGGAGTAGTGGTTCGTGATACTGATGCTGCTTATAATAGTGGTACAGGTAGGTGGACGTGTCCATCGAATAAAGGTGGTGATTACGATATAACCGCACAGATTGCATATCAGAATGCTATATCTGGACTTCCACAGTTAGCGATCTATAAGAATGGTGTTCCACAAATAACTACGCAGCTCAGTAATATACCGGCTCAAATAACAATGTTGACTAAGGGTATCTTAACATTGATACCAGGTGATGTTATTGATATTCGAACTATTCAATATTCAGGATCTGCTCAACCTTTGAACACTGCTATACAATTTAATTATCTACAAATCAAGAAATATTCTGATATTGGAATACCTCCACCTATTACTCTTCAACGAGCGATAGCTCGATCTGTCGCTGGTCAAACGTTGTCTCCTTCTGGAAGTTTTATTCCGATTAACTATGAAACAGTTGATCTTGATACTGGTGGTACTGTTAATCCGGGATCGAATTGGTTCTTCCAATGTATCTCATCAGGATTATATCTTGTTACAGCTAACGTAGATGGTGTTTGTTCGTCGGATGAGGTAGACGTTGCATTTGCTCTCTTCGATCTTGGTACTAATTCAGAATTAGGATTAGGTTCTCGTTTTGATCAACCTCATAATGGTTGGCCTGAAAGTCATGTGTATGCTCATTCATTATATCTTAGTGTTGGACAGGCAATACAGATGAGGCTATACTTTAGTACTGGTTCATACTGGGCAATGGAGAACTCTACTGATCAACGGAATAGAATTGAAATAATTCAGCTCGCTCTAACTTAGGGAGAGATCATGTTGAGTGCTCTTGAGATGATTAACTGGCAGGCACTTTTGATAAACGGTAGAACAGTATCTCGGGCGGAGATAGGATCAATGAAAGATGTAGCTCCAGGCAC